CATTTACGCAGTAATTCACGATTGGAAAAAGTCCCGCTCGAACAAGTCGTAGTAAAAGACGAACCAAGCGAAATGGAGAAAGAAGAAGCATACTTTAAGCTATTAATGAAGGTACAAGACGAAGTGGACTCGTGGCATTGGTACGACCAAAAACTATTCGAAGTTTACAAGGATACCGATTTAAGCATAAGAGACATAGCCAAAGAAACAACTATTTCGAGCAGTTCGATTTTCAACACCTTAAAAAATTGCAAAGCAAAGATACGGGAAGCCGTAGGAGAAGAATACGAGGACTACAAAAACACGGATTTTGAATTAATAAAATGAAAGCAAAAAGAAGGGTATTAACTGAAATGATAAAAAAAACGGGTTGGAGTTCCCAAGCCCTGCGAGAAATAAAAGTAAAGTTTTGGCTATCCAAAGAATATACGATTTACCCAAAAGAACACCACGGGTTAGAAGTATTAATAGCGGACAACTTAAAAGACGACACTATTATATTAGGAACTAAAGAACAAGTATTAACATATAAACAATAAATTATGGCACGAAAAAAGAAACAAGCCGAAGGAAAGAAACCCGAATGCCTAACGGAAGACGAATACAACTTTTTGGACAAATTCTACAACAGAAACCGAAGTAGTGTTAGCCCAAGTGAACAAAGAGAAATCCTAAAAATATACAATAGGGTTCTACACGAAAAACAACAACCTACCCAATGTGGTTCTTGTCTCCGTGAAATCGTTAATAAATTGAATACACTTTACGCAGTTTACAAAGAAGAAAAAGATGCCGATACCGAAGCCGAATAAAGACGAATCTAAAAAAGAATTCGTGCAACGTTGTATGGTAGACGATGTAATGGTAAAAGAATACGATAACACCGACCAACGTTTAGCGGTTTGTTCGTCTACCTTTGAAGAATCTAAACTATCAAAACACGAAACCAATGGCACGACCTTTAGGAAGCACAAAGATAAATAGCCCCGAACACCTTTGGGAACTATTTACAGACTACAAAAACTTTGTAAAGAACAACCCTATCTTAAAACATACTTTCGTAGGTAAGGAAGGTAGGAGCGAATATAGCGAGTTAGAAAGACCTTTAACCATAGAAGGCTTCGAATGCTATTGCGCAGATTTAGGAATAATAGGCGATTTAAGCCACTATTTCGCAAACACTAACGGAAGATACAAGCGTTTTTTAACTATCGTTACGCGTATACGCAAGGAAGTTCGAAACGACCAAATCGGTGGTGGTATGGCGGGAATCTATAACCCAAACATAACCGCACGTTTAAACAACCTTGTAGAAAAGAAAGAAATTACAAACGTAGAACAACCATTATTCCCCGATGTTTCAGAAAACGACGGCAATACGGAAGATACTCAATCTTAAAAAGCGGGTTAAGATTATCCAAGGGGGAACTTCAGCGGGTAAGACCTTTGGAATAATACCCGTGTTAATTGACAAGGCAGCCAAGGTAGAAGGATTAGAAATATCAATAGTTGCAGAAACTATCCCCCATTTACGAAGGGGTGCGCTACGGGACTTCTTAAAAATAATGAAATTCACGGGCAGGTATTTCGAAGAACGTTTTAACCGCTCATTACTTCGTTACGAGTTTGCCAACGGAAGCGTAATAGAATTTTTTAGCGCAGATGATTCGAGTAAGTTACGGGGTGCGCGAAGGGACATACTATACATAAACGAATGTAACAATATTACCTTTGATGCCTACAACGAATTAGCTATTCGAACACGGAAGGAAGTTGACTTACAAGGATAACGAAGCGTTAGACCAATCAATTATAGACCAAATAGAAAAGAACCGCGACAAAGCCAAGACAAGTTCTTATTGGGCTAATTGGTGGAAGGTATACGGCGAAGGTCAATTAGGAATGTTAGAAGGTGTTGTATTCTCTAATTGGAAACAAATTGACACTATACCAAAGGAAGCCAAGCTAATTGGATTAGGGTTGGACTTCGGTTACACGAACGACCCGACCGCAATAATTGAAATATACAATTACAACGGGCAACGAATAGTAAACGAATTAGTTTACCAAACGGGGTTACTAAATAGCGACATAGCTAAACTCCTATCAAAACACGTACCCGTTTACGCGGATAGTTCCGAACCTAAATCAATAGACGAAATTAAACGCTACGGAATAACTATAAAAGGAGTAACCAAAGGCAAGGATTCAATAAACTACGGAATAGATGTTATCCAACGTAACAATTACTTAGTAACGTCAAACAGCAGTAATTTAATCAAAGAATTACGCTCGTACATTTGGGACACGGACAAGCAAGGAAAACGCCTAAACAAACCAATAGATTTTAATAACCACGCTATCGATGCGTTTAGATACCACGAAATGGAAACGTTAGGTTTAGGTTCTTATTACGGAAGCTATGCAGTACGGTAATACGAACGACCTTCAAGTAATGATTGCGCGGGTAGAATCGTACATTTACGAACGCACGGGTAAGCAAGTTAAAATAGTATTCAACAATATGGCACGTTTTCCCCAACACTTTGAAATGCTTGTAAGGGCGCACGAATTTGTTTTGAATTACAAAAACACGAAAAATTAATTATATAAATATGAAGTTAGATATAGTCGTACCAAGTTCAATTAGTGAAATACCATTATGTAACTACCAAGAATTTTTAAAGCTACAAGCAACGTCTAACGACGAAGAATTTATAGCACAAAAAATGATTGAAATATTTTGCGGGTTGAAACTTCAAGAAGTAGTTAAACTAAAACTAACTTCTATTAATGAACTAATTGGACACTTTACGGAAATCTTCAAAGAGAAGCCAAAGTTTAAACCTACCTTTAAAATAGGCGATATAGAATTTGGATTTATTCCCGACCTTGAAAACATAACTTTCGGGGAATATGTAGACCTTGAAAACTACCTATCGAAGTGGGAAGACTACCACAAAGCTATGGCAGTAATGTACCGACCTATAACAATTCGTAAAGGAGAAAAATACGAAATAATGGAATACACGGGAGCGGCTGCATTTAGCGAAGGAATGAAGTTCGCACCTATGGACGTAGCTATTTCTTCAAGTGTTTTTTTTTGGAGTTTAGGAAGCGAGTTATTAAGCGCTACCCTCGACTATTTGACGAACGAGATAAAGACGAACGAGAAAGAGTTTCAGACTTTAGCGCAAGAAGTCAATTTGGGAAAAAGTGGGGGTGGTATTCAAGCATATACGGACTTGCTAAAGGAGACCTTACAAAATATGACATTGTTACAAAATACGGATTATTTAAATGTCTCACCTATCTCACTTTCGAATCAGAGAAAAACGAAATTGAATTAATGGAAATAAAAAAGGCTAAATTATGACAGGTTATTATTCACTTCTTGACACGCTTAAAACACACTTCACTAACGACCCTTTGGTTAATACAATAACGCAAGGGTCAATTTTTAACGTGGATTTAGGCAAACAAAATATTTTTCCATTGGTTCACGTAATGGTTAACAATGTAAACTTTAACGACAATGTTATTAGCGCGTCGGTTACTATTCTTGCAATGGATAACGTAAGCCAACGCAAGGAAGAACCTACGGGAAAATTTGAAACTTCAGACAACGAAATAGACGTTTTAAATACTCAGTTAGCAATACTTAACCGATGTTTCGAGATGCTAAAACACGGTAATATATGGGACGATTTGTACCAACTAAACGGCGCACCTAACTGCGAACCATTTATAGAACGATTCGAAAACTATTTGGCGGGGTGGGCTATGACTTTTAATGTTGACTTTCCAAACGAAATGACTATCTGTTAATGGAAAAGGAACGTCAATTAGAAGCCTTAAAAATATTCCGCGACCACGTTATACAGAACGCGAAAAACAACCTATCCGCAAAAAATAGTACGGGTAGTTTACAACAAAGTTTAGAAGGCGAAGTAGCGGTTAATCCTAATTCCATTACCCTTTACTTTGAAATGCTCGAATACGGCTTTTACCAA